AATAATCAGATGGGAGTATTTGCAAGAAATCAACAAGGAAGAATATCTGGTGGAGCTCGTGGAGCATTAGGAAGATTTGGATCAAGATATGGAGCAGGACTTGCATTAGCTGCTCCATTATTAGCAGATACAGCTGCTCAGTTTATTGGAAATGAAAATACAGCTGGAGGAAGAGCAACTAAAGCTGGAATATCTGGATTGGGTACAGCAGCTTCTTATGCTGGATTAGGATTTGCTGTTGGAGGACCAATGGGGGCAGCTGTTGGAGGTGGAATTGGTGGAATCATGGCAGCTTATGATGTATTTGAAAAATTAAATGATATCATGCCAGATGTTGCAAAATCAATAGAAACTTCAACAGAAAAATTTAATAGTATTTCAGCTGCAACTCAAAACTTATCAGTATCTTTAGAAACTTTAAGTTCAATAGAAGGTAGAGCAGATTTAGATGCAAAAACAAGACTAGATTTAAGAAATAAATCTGAAACTGATTTTGCTAAAAGTATTACTCAATTAAATGCCGCACTTCCAGGTGCAGGAGATGAAATTGTTGATCTTTATAAAAAGATAGGCGATACAGCAGAGTTGAGGCAAAAGATAAGCGAAGTTCAAATTAAAGCTCAAAGAGAATCAAAAGGACTTGCTGCTGGTGGAGGATTATTAGGAACAACTCAAAAAATAAATGATTTAGCAGGTGAAAAATGGTATGACTTTTTTACAAGTGATTACATGAAAAGTCCACAAGAAAAAATTAAAGGCATGTCTCAAAGAGATCAAATGAGTTATAGAGGATATATACAAACTGGTGGACAACAATTATCTGATCTTTTTTCTAACTTCAGTAAAACAGGAGAAGCAGTAGGTAGTGTTGATATTGGAAAACTTCAACAAGCTTATAAATCAGGAGGAATAAATGGAGTACAAGGTTTAGTAGATGGATTAATTAGTACTGGAGAGTATTCTAAATTAATAGGAGAAGAATTAAAAAAGGTAGATGAAAAAGGATTATTGGATGAGTATCTAAAAGCTTGGAAAGAACATCAAGAAAGCGTAGAAAAATATAGAGAAGCTTTAGCAGCAGAAAATGCAGCTTTCACTCAAGGTACAAGATCTATTACAGATATACAAGCATTACAAAGGCAGTTCTCTCTTCCTGGAGGAATTAGTTCTGCTGCTCTAGGTAATATAGATTATTCTAAAATAGAACAAAATTTAAGCGTAGGTAAAAGTCAAGCATTTGGAGAACAAGTTATAACTGGATATAAGCAATTAAGTGATGAATTAGGATATGGTGCAGATAGAATAAAATATTTAAGTCAATATACTCAAGAAGCTGCAGAGATACAAAAGGCTTGGAATAATGGAGCAATAACAACTACTCAAGCTTTTGAAAGATTAAAATTATCAATAGATAAAATTGAATTTGGTAAAAATTCACAATACATGTTCTCTGATGAACGAGCAGCAGCTCGTCAAAGCTTGATGGAGAGATCATTGAAACAAGGAAACTTTGCTGAAGGATTTGATCCTCTTACGTCTTTCTTTGATAAGTTTGGCGATAATGCTGCAACAACAGCAGATAAAATAAATAAATCTTTTGCTAATCTTGCAACTAATATGCAAACTGGATTTGAAGACGCATTTGGCGCATTTATAGATGGAACAAAAACTGCAGATCAAGCTTTCCAAGATATGTTATTAAGTATATCTCAACAAATTATAAAAGAACAATTTAGTATTGGAATGAGAAGTTTACTTGGTGGATTAACTGGTGGTGGTGGATTTGGTGAACAAGGTGGGGGTGGTGGAGGATTATTAGGTAATATTTTAGGAAGTTTATTTGGTGGAAAATCTCAAGGAGGAATAATTAAAAAGTATAGTTCTGGTGGTCATGTTAAAGGTGGAAGTGGAATGAAAGATGATGTTCCTGCGATGCTAACAGATGGAGAATACGTATTAAGAAAAAGTGCGGTTAATAAATATGGCAAAGGCATGTTGGATATGCTTAATAAAGGCGGTATGGTAAGAGGATATGCTGGTGGCGGAAGTGTTATTGGATTATTGAATAATAGTTATGATTTCTTTGGAGCAAATGGAGAAAAATTAAATGATAATTATACTGCCGAAGCATTTAAAACTACAGTAAATGCTCCAAGTGAATTAGGTAATGTTCCAGCTTTAACAGGTAAATTTAATATATCAGACATGTTAAGTAGTAGAGCTTTAATGGATGAAAATAATCCAATGAACGCTCTAAGAACTCAAAGATTTCTTGGAATGCAAAACTATCAAGAGCAAGTGTCAAACTTTAAAACTGGATATAACGAACAATATCGTCAAGTAGAAGAGCAGAGAAGACTAGCGCAAAAAGCAGCAGACGAAGAAAATGCAAGAAGAATGGCTGCATATAATCAAGCAAGATCAAACATGTTGATTGGTGGATTGCTAAATGTTGGAATGAGTCTTGCTGGACCACTTTTAGGTGGTCTAGGTGGCGGTGGTGGTTTAGGTGGATTATTTGGTGGAGGCGGAGGTGGAGGTGGACTTGGAGGTATATTTGGTGGCATACTTAATACAGGCGCAGGTCTTCTTCAAACTGCTCTAACAGGAGGATTCTCGCAATTTTCTAGTATGCCTGGTGGAGCAATAGTAGGTAATAAGCTTACAGATGATCAGAAAAAAGCTATGAGTGACGCAATTGAAAGAGGTCAATTTGGTGGTTATGGCGATCCGTTCTCAAAACAACAAGCTCAACTATTTCCACAATTTGGTGGTCAGGGTGGATATGGAGGTTCAAGCTATAACTATGGTCAACCAACTTCTACTATTGGAGGATTTCAATTTGGAGTAGGATTAGGAGCGCCAGCAGGATTCCAAACTTATACTCAAAATGCACAGCAAGATTATCTAATGAATTTTGCATCTCCTGTTGCTCCAATTGCTCCTGGTCGAGGAAATCTTGTTTATGATTTCTTGAATCAAAATTCTAATCCATTTGGATATAATAGAGGATATGCAAAAGGTGGACTAGTTCGTGGTTATCAAACTGGTGGTATGGCAAATCAATATCTTCCGTCTAATGCTCTTAATTTAAGAGTTAAAGGTTCAGATGGAAAGACTTATACATTAGCTCAAATGGGATTAACAACAAATAGTACTTATGCAGATTTACAAAAAATGGGTGGTCAGGCTTTTGGTGGAGGATACAATAGTCCAGAATTATTAAATTTAATGGGAGGAATTCAAGGGGCTTTGGGATCTAATTTTAATAGAATGACTGGCATGAATGATCTTTATCACGCTGGAGTTAGGTCCGCAGGAACATCTCATAGAACTGGACTTAAAAGTGATTTTACATTAAATGACTATACAGCTGGAAAACAACAAATTAAAGATTATTTATCTAGTATGGGTCTTTCTGAAAAAGATTATTCTTTGAATTTTGAAGGCCCTAAAACTCCTGGAGCGACTGGAACTCATTTTGATTTTCAACTAAATAAAACTGGTGCAACAAAAATTGCAGCAATGAATATGGGTATTCCAGCAGGGAATATAGCTGGTACAAATACTCCTGCTGTAGTGGCTGGATTTAGATTGCCATCAAAACAATCTTTCCCACTAACATCTTTTTCTCCTTCGACCAATCAAATAGCAAAAGGGATTGATACAATAGGAATGCAGCCTAATCCATTTGCTAATCAGGCGAGAAGTGCTAATGCTGTAACAAATTTCTTGAAAGCAACTAATGCTCCAGCTTTTACTGGAACAGCTGCAACATTTAATACTAATAGATTAAATGCAACTCCATTTAATATGCCTCAAGGTGGCGTTACAAAAACTATTTCTAATGCTGGAATGAAAATGCCAGCAATTGGTGGTGGAGCAGGTGGAATTGGTGGAGCATTAATGGCTAGTTTGGGTGGAATGAAGAATTTAGCTGGAAAAGGTTATGACGCATTATATAATTTAGGTGGAAATTTATATAATAGAAGTATATTTAATCCTAGTGCTGGTTATCAAACAAAAATGAGTTTTCCTTCTCCTGCTATGGGAGACTATTTAAGAGGAACGAAAGTAACTCCACAAGCAGTAGCAGAAGCTATTACTCAACAAGATTTCTTGGGAATAAATCAACAATCTCCAGATCAAATACTACCTTTCTTTCAAAATTTACAAAATATAATAGACCAAACTTCTGGAGCTTCACCGACTCTATATCAAAGTGTAGGTAGCTTATATGATGTTAAAAATAAAGGTGATTACGGCAGATTATCTTCGAAGTTCTCTTCATTTTATGGCAATACTTTACAAAATAGATTCTCTTCATTTGGTGAAAAAGGTTTTAATAATTATCTAAAGTATATTGGCGCAAGTCCATACTCAAGTCTTTCTCAATTTAATGCTTTTAAATATCCAATGACCCCAAGCATGTATAGTCCATTTGCATTTGGAAGTCAAAATTTTGGTGGGTTTGGTGGAACAGGATATCAATCAGGATTTAATTCTTTAGGAAATGTATTTAGTAATTGGTTTTCAACAGGAAGTAGATTAGGAATTACTCCAAGTTGGGCTAGTAGAGCTACTGGTGGAATGATTTATGGCGGAACTTCTACTAAGGACGATGTACCAGCTATGCTTATGGGCGGAGAATATGTAGTTAGAAAAGATGCTGTAGATCGCTTTGGACAACCATTTTTTGATAGATTAAACAGAGGACAAGTTACTGGATTTGCAGAAGGTGGTCCAGTTGGAACTGCTTTACCTTCTGTTGGAGGTGTAGGACCAAATCAACAGGATAATTCTAGAAATCAATTTGTAGAATCTATTACAAAATTAGTAAAATCTTTAGAGCAATTAAATAAAGGAATCGAAGAGCAAAATAAAGGAGCCAAAGCTCAAGCAGAAGGTGGAGCAACAACTTCTGATACAACTGGAGCTGGAGGAGTAACTAATAATATAAACATAAGCGTTAACGTTGATCAAAATGGTAAAACAACAGACTCCACAAAAGAAGAAGATCAAACTGGAAGCAATAAAGAAGAAACTGATCAAGAGAAATTCAAAAAGACAATGGAAAGATCAAGAGTCCTTGCAGAATTATTAAGACAACAAGTATTGAAAGTTATAGTAGAAGAACAACGTCCAGGCGGAGTATTATATCAAGGCAGTAAGGGAAGAGATTTAGGCCGTTAACAATTTTCGTTGTTAGTAAATGTAAATATTTGACTTAGTGTATCTCCACTTTTATCTAATAGTAATATTTTTACAGCAAATGTTTTTTGACCAATTACCCAAGCTTCATAGTCTCTTTTAATTTGATTAAATAAGTAAGGGCCTTTTTTAGAGAAAGTGAAGTCAGGAATAGAAAGATATATAGGATAAGTTTTAACAATATCTTCAAAAATATAACTATCAATAAGATCAGCAGATTGCCAAGTTATATTATTAACATCATTTACTTGTTTCATATATATAAGAATTTTATCTAAAGCTACATTATGTTCTGGATAGCATACTATACCAAAATTAAGAGGATTAATTTGATTTGTTGGCTTTTTATACTCTAATGTAATATTAGAAGTACTATAATTTGCGGCTTTATATCTATAAGCAATAGATCCTAATACGTTATTAGTTGTGCCTCCTATTTTACCATATGGGTAATTATTACCAGTTTGATTTCCTATATGTCTACTTAATATATGGAAATTAGCAAAAATTGATTTTTGGTTAATTGTATCTTCAGGTTGCACGCAACATGATTTTACGCAATCTGTTGAATTATTTAATACTGTATAAGGACATTCCTTAAGGATGCTGAATTGATTATTATCAAAGCTTGTTGCAAGAAGATATAAATCTCCGAAAAATGGCACATCATCTGGATCTTCTATTATTTTAATTTTAGTAGGATAAATTAAGAAAGATATCATCTTTTTAGAATCTACTATATTTTTTTGATTAATTGGAGTACCATTCAATATAGGATCTGTATCTACTCCACAGGATGATACAAATTTAGCAACAAAATAATGATGATTTACACCATTAATTTCTTTAATACCTTTTTCTAGTATAGTATCTGTTCCAGATATTCCTTGTACTATAAAATCTTGAGCATCTGGTATATCCAATATAAATTCTATAATAGCATAAGCATCATCTTTTTGCATTCCAGCACTAATAAATTTAATATATGATATATTTTTAGATTTAAAATATACCAAATCATTATTAATACTCTTAAAATCTGCTGTATTTGGAGAATCCACATCTCCAATATTTCCAGGATCATAAACTCCAAGATAACTACTACTTCCATTAATACCATTTGTGGGCACATCTTCTGGAGTTAAAAATTCAAGAAGATTATTACTACTATATTTATAAGAATCTAAACATCTATAAGTTGTTTTGTATTGAATTTCTGATGGAAAATTGTCATATATTTCAGCATTTGCTTTTGGAAAGTAATCAAAAAATTCTGGACCAGAAGCTACTCCGTCTGCTTCAAAATCAAGCATTCTAGCTCCATGTTTATTTAAATAATTTTCTCTATATTTTTGATCTGGCCAAGCTATATACGGGAAGCTTTCTGGTGTGAAAAAGTACACAAGACCTTGATAACTTGCAGCAATTGTAGAAGTATAATTCTGATTATCTTTTATAAATTTATTTAAAACTATATATTTATCAATTACTTCTGTATTACTTATATAATACAATAAAGCTTTTAGAGTATATCCATTCTCAGATAAATAGAAGCTCAAAGAATGAGCTTGTAATGAATTCAAGTAATAAATTTTAGCAGAGAATATATTATCTTTTAATAGAGGACTATCTGGATTTAAATATGTTGTTATTCTATATTTAGATTCATTTTGAGAATCTATCATTTCTATTTTGTAATTCTTTTCATTTTGAGCTTTTATATCATCAATATTTCTTAAGAAGATATAGTCATCAAAATAGGTTTTGTTTTCTTGTAGATTTATATTTTCTTGATATTTTTGTGGAATAATAAGAATAGAGTTTAATCCAATATCTATAGGTAAATCACCTTTTATATCAAAAACGATCTTATTATCTTCTCTTCTATAATTTTTGAACATATTTGATACTTTATTTCTTGATATAGTATTATGTTCTATTTTTATTATTTTATATCCATCCTGATTCGTGTATCTTTCTAGATCTGTATTACTTGGACTTTCAACATTTCCTCCTGCGGAAGAAAATCCATTTTCATCTGTCAACTCTACTGATATATAATAAGTATTGTAATGTCCTGGATTAGTAGTTAGAATATAATTTTTATTTAATTCTCCTGTTAATCCTGTAGCATTTAACATTTTTTGTAAAAATGAAGATTCTGTATCTTTTTCTGGATTAAATAATAAATTATTTTGGGAATTTACCGCTTCTTCATATCTTGTATTTTTAGATATAAATGCATTATGATTGTTTATATAATCAAATATAAAATATCTACTGTTGCTTGGAATAATGCTTCTATTTTGATTATCTGCAATTAAATCTGTATTTCTTATAGACAAATCATTTTTATAACTGTCTTTAATTACTGAATCACCTTTTTGTTGGAAAGTAAATACATCATTTGAAGTATTCCTAAGTAATGTATTATCAAATAAAATTCCACTATTATTATCTAAAGCTTGAATTACTCTACAGTATACATTAAGTGCTTTTTCTTTGAAATAGCTAGAAAAATCTTTTAAATAAAATCCTTCAAAATTAGCGACCTCTTCTGTAGTTTCAGAAAGATAATCTATTTCAAAACCAATTAAAGAAAATGGTGTATTTACAGTAATTTGACCAGAAGATGGAAAGATATTCATTTCTCCAATGAGCGCGTCATCTGTATCATTTTTATCATTTTTATAATAATTAAAATTTTTAAAACTTATTTCTTTTATAACTTGTTGATTAGGAATGATACCACTAAATAGTATTCCAGAAGATTCGTAACCAAGTGAATTTTTAGAAAAAATAGTAAGATAATGTAATCCACTATTTCTAGGAATATAGTCGAATGTTTGTTCTAATTCTGAATAAGGTAATTGTTTAATTAATAAAGAACTATCATTAGTATTTGGTTTTAAATTGAAATTAATATTATCTAGATATACATTGTAATATTTTATATCATCTATATTTTTCTTAGGCTTAATATTAACTTTAAATCCTTTTGTATTTTTAGTTATATCAATAATAGAAATTTGTGCATCTGGAGAAGAAACAGTTTGTATGATATTCGTGCTTAAGTTTAAAATAGAATCTTTTACTTGAATATTTAATGTTAAAGTTTGCGAATCTGTTCCATCTACATTAGTAGCAAAAAGATCAATACTGTAAGATCCAGCTATACTTGGTACTCCTTTTATTAATCCAGAATCATTATTAATACTAAAACCTACTGGTAAATTAGTCGCGTTATAACTTGTTGGAGAATTTGAAGCAGTTATAGTATATTCAAAATATTCGCCAATATTTGCAGAAACAGATAATGTACTATTGATAATAGGCGCACTCATTAAATGTCATCTCCTAATTTAAATTTTGATTCATCATATTGTAAAGCTGTGATTTTATATCTAAATTCTTCTTGCTCTTCTATATCTAAAATCCTAAACTTTTGAGTTTTGTCTATATGAGGCTCTAATCCTGAACCAGGATATGCTCCATTACTGTTAAATCCACTAATACTTGGACTATATTGTTCATCGTAATTATCTGGATTAATTTCTATCGTCCATACTGTATTTTGCATTAAAGTATGAGTTTTGTCATCTAAAAGTTGTCCACCAAAAGATAATTTAGTATATCCCGCGAAATTACCACTATCCACAACTGAAACAAAATTTTGGAATATACTAGTATCGCCTGTGTTTGTTTTAGTAAATGCTGATTCATATTGAACAGTTTGTATTTGTTTTCTTCTAATAGTTTTTGAATTTATTCCAGAGACTAATTCATTATCAATTGTAACTGGAGTATTTAATTGGTCTGCATTTTCTATTACAAAATTCCCTATTTCTGTGCCAATTTCTACGTTGCCTGCAGGTGTTAATACATTAAAATTGCACGCATTAATTGAATTTAAATATCCAGATATATTATCGTATGAGACATCTAAAATAGCATGATCTTTTGTCAATTCATAAGTTCTTCCACCAAGAATTTTATTTTGTCTATTTTGATCTTGTATAAATACAATATCTCCAGGTTTTAAATACATCGCTGGTAAACTAGTTTCAAAATTAATCAATTCTGATTCTAAATTTTCTGATAGCAGTGTCCATTTTCCAAGTCTTTCTGCTTGTCCTTCGCTAGTGCAACCAAAAGCACTTACCTCAGTTTCTCTAATTCCAAATCTTATTATACCATTTCTATCTTCTACATATTTTACTGCTGGTTTGTAAAAATTATTTTTATCATTGTATCTTACTAGAGCAACATTTCTTCTGACTCTTTTGCTTGTATTGCTATAAGTGAATTCTCCATCTTTGACATTACTATTATTAAATATATATATTGCATCTTTTGGTCGATCTTGTGAAGTGAATATTAATCCACCATTATAAAACACTATCGCTCTAAAAATACTCGCCATATCATTAATAACTTTATATGCGTCTTCTCTTGTGCTAATTAAGACGTTGCATGTAAATCTTGGCTCATATAAACCAGCTTGTCCAGCGCTAACTAATTGATCACAATATTGACCAATTTCATATAATGTCCATTTATCTGTGAGGTCTGGGTCTACATATTTTCCTAATCCATATCTTCTATTAGTTATTAAATCATAAAAACACCAAGCTGGATTATCTGTCCATGATAATTTAAAAGTTCCATCCCATATTCCATCGTAAGTTTTTGCAAAAGGATTATAATTAGATGGAACTTTAACTTTAAGCATTCTTACATCATAGGCTCTTTGTGGAATACTAGTAAAATATCTAGCATCAAATGTAGTTAGAACTCCAGCGGTATTAGGCATAGAAATAAAATCATCATACATTTCTGTTATTGAATCTATAGCGCTTTTTATTACTACGTTTGGATCTACACTCTCTATATAAGTTGGTTCTATTTCTATTTCCCATCCTATTGTGGTTGCTTGATTAAATCCAGTTTTTGCAGATTCTTTTAATCCCGTCCATTCAAAAGTTTCAATATAAGGCCCTTGATTTAATTTACCAACCATAGTTAAAGTAGAATAATCTCTTGCTTCTCCAGCAAAATATCTTAGTCTTTGATTTACGTGATCATAATATCTTGCATTCAAGTCTGAATTTGATTTATTAACGTCTTTAGCATAACTATTATAAACTTTACCATCGTGTCTATGAGAATAAGTTGTATATCCAGCTATAAATTGATCATAATTTGGAACTCTTTGGTAACCATCTGGTCCATTTCCAGGACCACCTGGATCATTTGGTGGATAATAAAGATTCAATACATCATATTCTTTTACAAAATATTGATCATAATAGTCTCTTAATGAAATGCTATAAGTTCCAGTAGTAGCTCCAGTGTATTTTGGATTACCAATTAAAGTAACTGTTTTACCATCAGGACCTACATCTATTCTTTTTAAATATAAATTGAAACTCATTTCTTGACGATCTATTCTGCCAGCAACTGAATTTGCAGCTGCTTGATCAGCCGAATCCCAAATGGTTAAATCTACAATAGTTTTAAATAAACTTAAGCCTTTTATATGTAGTCTTAATCCAGAAATATCTTTATTAAGAATAACTAATGATTTTTTATAAGTTTTAGAAGTTCCATCTTGAAAGACTCGTTTACCAAATAATTTTGTTCCTACTACTTTTGTATTTGTTAATTTTTTAGGCAATTTAATGCTATTTCCTATATACGTTCCATCTGTAGCGACTGCTTCTAAAAAATTTACATAAGTTCCATTTAATAATCTTCTAGTATAGAATTCTTCTTCTAGATTTATATTTTCTAAAGATTGTATATTTGTATGTTTTGGTGCGCTTGATCCATTGTCATAGTAAAGTCTAATAAATTCAAAATTTAAACTACCAGGTTTATCGTATGAACTATCTGCTATAGGTATTTCATTCCAATAAATAGATCTAAGTATGCCATATTTATCGTATTCGTTTGGTGAGTAACGTTTGATTGTAACACCATTTTTATATCCTATATCACCTAGAGCATATCCTGCATTTGGAGATATTTCATAATCAACAATTCCTTCTATTGGTCCTTCGCCTAAAACATCTAAAATAGATATATTTGTTAAAGAACTTATTCCTATATCTTTTGAATCTTTCAAAGTATTACCATATCTATAAGCATAATTATCTCTTGTGACGGTATTTCCAGTATAAGATACAACCGCATTACAACCACCTGGAATACTATATCCCCCTAAAACAACATTTTGATATCCTGAAACTTTCCTATTTATACAGCCTCTATTATTATTATTACAAACAACCCAAAGATCATTTCTACGAGTGCTTTTATTGTAAGTCCAATAACCTCTTTGCCAATATTCATAATAGCAACTATATACATCTCCTGGTCTTGGAGAGTATGATCCTATATAAGATACAAATTCTTGCGTATTAGAATTAAAAGCGCAAGTATCCATAGCTTTGATATAAAATGTATATGTACCATTTCTATTAGGTATTCCATTTGGATATTTTAGTTTACCACTACTTAATGTTGTTTTAGCAAATGCACTAGCTGTATCGAATGGTCCTGGTCCACTTAAATAAACTACTTGATGTTCTATGTTAGTTGGAGAAAAACTAACGCTTATAACATTGTCTGCTGGATTTCCACTTATGCCACCTTTAACAAGATTCGTAGCAGTTAATTTTAAAGATTCACTATAAGGTGTAGACGCTGGACCACTAGACGTTGAAGTTGGATTAAAACAAGCATTATCTAGGTTATCTATTGCTGCTGCACTTGAATAATTTAAATAATATCTTCCATTTAATTCAAGATTAAATTCTCCTGATTTTGTATTATTTTTTGTAGGATCATCTAAACTCAACCAAAAATAACTCTCTTCATTGATTCCTCTACCAGGGTAAAAAATTTCAGTCATAAATCCTTTTCGAACTCTTCTTGGATCTGCGCCTTGAGCTATTTGTGCATCGGTTGGATCTGTTGGGACTCCATTTTTTATTATATTTGGAAGATCACTTATATTAATTTTTTTGTATGCTAATATATCATCTCCAGATGGTTTTGCATATATTGTTACTGAATTATTTTTAATCTTATCAAAGCTCCATTTAGGAAAATTAATTACGCTAGGAAATGTATTTCCTGCGGCTTTTGCATTTAAAACATACGGGCCTATATTAAAAGTTAATGTGGCTTTACTGCTTGATCCTCTTAAATTTGAACAACTAGCATATGCATAAAAAGTTCCAGCATGTTTTGGCGTACCAGTTATATTTTTAGATGTTGCATTAAAAGTTAATCCTTCGGGTAATGAAGCTATTCCTATGATTGTATGTTTATTATTTAATCCATTTAAAGGTAATTTTCCAACATCGTCACCAACTGATAAATTAAATACTTTATTGGATATTGTTGGTAATGTTTCTTTACTGTTATAACCTCCGTAAACAATACCTAATGTAAATGTTTGCTTATTTCCAGAGTCTTTATCTGGACCATATACAGTAAAAGTTAAACTTAAATTTTTAGCAGCGGCAGCAAGTGAACTTGAACCCACGCCAGTTATTGTTTTATTGGAGCTATTCCAAGTAAGTCCTAATAATTGCAAACTATTGATATCAGCTGGACTAAGATATACTGTATATTGACTTTGCGGTAAATTTGTTGTTAACGTATAAGAAAAAGTGGTATTTTTAAAAAGATGAATTGTTGGAGCACTGGTCACATAAATCGGATCATTCCCCTGTGAGTCTTTTGATTTAATTGTTAAACTTTTTTTACTTATAAGAACTTCTAATTGAGTTTTTTTATTTTTACCTGTTCCTGTCGTAATATATTTACTACCATTTAGGGTCGATACAATAATACCCGTATAGTATCCTACATAATTCATCTTATCTTTAATTAAGCTGTTTTGTACTGTTAGGGCACTATTAAATCTTAATGGATCACTAGAGCCAGTATCAGCTATTTTTCCAAAATCAGTAAAAAATAAACTACTTGGTACTTGATCTGTAGTAACAGTAAAATTAAAATTATCTCCTTTTTTTGTTGTTGTATTATATCCATTAAGGATACTGGCTGCAGTTAATTTTTGACCAGGAATACCAAACGCTACTAAACCTTTTGTTAAACCCCAAACTAACCAAAATCCTTGACTTCTATCAATACCTTTTAATGAAAGAGGCGCAGATTGAGGAGGCAAAGCAGTAGTATCATCATTTCCAAAAATAGGATTATAAGCATCTAGCAATGCATTTACATCTGCTAATGTTACATCTGTTTGAGTTGGTTTCCCTACGCTATTGTAGTTGATAAATCCATCATAAGAAATTCCGTTTGCGCCTCTATACGCTAAACCTTCTATATATTTATTTGGATCACAATCTTTACATTTTTTAGCCATATAATTAAACCGATAAAGAACTTTGCGACACAGATCCGTCAATAGCAACAGGAGTTTGAATAGTTATAGGATATCCTTGAGTATCAAAATAATAACTTTTTGTTGGATAATTCTTTTCTCCAGCTCCTATTCCAATTGGTGCTTTTCCGTCACTTTCGTATACATTATTTCTTGATTGGATTCTATATATTTGATCATAAGAACTAAAAACTTGATGACTTCCAATTATAAGTCTTCCATATCCAAGAGGAATTGGTCCTCCTTCTCCTACTGTATTTACTGGTCCATTAAATGTGTATGAAGGTTCTCCTCCTCCAGAATCTGGTGACGCTTCAAAATCTGCAGAAGGATTAGCTATGGATTGTGGACTTACCATTGGTGGTGGTTTCATTAATAGCATTGAAACTCCAAGAGCTACAAGTCCTAAAATAGCTGGCATAAGTATACTCATAAAACCTAAACTTGAACCACCAGTAAGTGGAGCTAACATAATGGATAAGAAGACGGCAAATATACTTTTCATTCCTCCTCCTCCTGCTCCTCCTTTTCCTCCTCCACCTTTTCCTCCTCCTCCATTATGCACAAATATATTATTTGCTATATATGTATGATTTTTAAAAACATGGAAATTATATACTTTTTCATTTCCATCTTCTTCTATTTTTTCAATTGGCATTACATCGCCACTTTCATGTATTAAAACATCTCCAACTTTAAAATTTTCTAAAGGAGTAAATCTATTATATTCATTGAAGAACCAGTGATTGGGTGTTGCTCTTACAATTGATCCATCCCAGAGTGTAATTTTTAAAATTTTATTATTCTCATGCTCAAAAACTTTTTCTATAACATCAATTTCTATATTTTTATCTTTATTAAAAGACAGTATTTCATCTCCTTCTTTTAAATCTTCTATATTCTTTACTCCTTGTGGAGTAGATATTTTTGTACCAGCAGGAAAGCATCCTCCACCTCCTCCTCCACCACCGCTGCTGCCAGCTCCTTCTAGGATTGGCACAATATCTATAGTTTTTAATTGTTTTCCAAAATCCATGCACATTTCAGATTGTTGAAGCATGCTAAAATGTTCTTTTTTAACATCCTTATAATCTAATGGAAGATCTTCTGCTTTAGGAACCCATAATGGTCGATTATTTATTAAAATTTCATATTTTGCATTTTTTTCAGCTTGTAAAACTAAAAATTTAGTTAATTTTCTTGTATTAGCTTCTATGGCACGAAAAGCTTCTGCCACACTAGATACTTCTAGATTCCAATCTTCACCAATTTCTTGGCCTAACTCTCCATGTAATTTAACCTTTACCATTTCCTAGCTCCTTATACCTCAAAACATAACTAGTATGCTTTTTGAAGAAATTATCATATATATTTACACAAGAAAAAGAGTTAAAAGGTTGATGTAAAATTAATCCATTTCCTAAGTAAACTGCTGCATGAGTCGGAAACTCATCTGAAACTGATCCAAATTTCATCATAATTCCATCTGATTTCTCTAGTTTAGTGTTTTTATCTAATTTAAGAAATCCTTGATTTTTAAAATTATTTTCATATAAATCTTTGATATCTTCTAAATTTCTTGGATAAATTAAATCTTTGGGAAAATCTATTTTTACTCCTTCTTCTTTTAGAGCATACTCTTTCATAAGAGTAAAACAATCGGATTTACCTAATAAAAATGGTCGGCCTATATATGGATTATTACTTGTTCCAGGAAAATAGAAATTAAAGTAATCATATTTAGCATTATATAATATATAATTAATCTTATATATGTTACTATTATTTTTATCTATTTCGCTGAATTCAATATTATCATTACAATGAGAGTGGTAACATGCTACGATTTTGCCTAATCTTTGACAATTTAAATAATCTTGAGGAGAAATTGTAAAATTATTTATTTTATTATTTGCTTTATTTTTGCAAGGATAAATATCAAATTTGTAATTATCTTTATCTGAGTAAATAAAACCACAAATTTCTTCTGGAAATTTTTTAAGAGACAAATCTTTAATTTGACTTTTAATTTGAGAGTTAAATTCCATAAAATTATGGTCCACCCATTCCACCTTGTTGAGATTGATATTTTCCTTCTATAGAAGGATATCCTCCAAAAGGAAGTACTCCAACTAGCGGTTTTCCATTTGAATCAATAGGGCTTTGTGATTTTAAGGTTAATACTGTATTATTTATAGATTGACCATCTGGAAGAACCATTTTATAATTAAAATTAATAGTTCTTTCAGTAAAATTAGGATTTTGTTTCCATCGTAATCTACATCCTTTTAAAGTTTTTGAACAAGAATCTGATTCCCAATAGGTTGAATTTGGTGGAGAATTTAATGAATTTGATGTATGATTTAATTTACATACAAAATAATATTTAATTCCATTTTTTTCTATAAAAATATAATTATTACTTACATAGTAAATATTTTGCTGCCAACTTCCTTTATCTTCCCAACCTGCACTTTTACTTGCACCATAAAAAGTATCATCTTTAAGATTTGCTACTGGTGGTGCAGACTGTAATCCCAAACATTTTTCCTGTGAACTTATAGCAGTATTAGCAATACCATCTGTTCCATCATTAGTTGCAGCTACAATAATAGAGCTAACTTCTCCATATACTCCAGAATGAGCATAAGTTAATCTATCTTGTCTTTCGTATAAGCATCCTTCTCCTCGATAAGTAAATGGACAATTTTTAGATAATAATAATCTTCCTGGTATTTTAATTCCTTCTATATCTAATAATGATGCTAATTCATAAATAACATTTTGAGAATCTTCTTGTACTTTTCTGTCTATGTAATAGATATCTGGAGTTAATTCAACTTCGTAAACTTCTATATCTGTATTACCTATTTGACTTAAATAATTTGATGCGTTATTTTGATAAGATGTATATATTTGAGCACTATCAACAGGAGTTGAATCTTCAGTTATATAATCTGTCGCTATTAAATTAATATTTTGAGTATATAATCCAATATTATCTCCAGTATGAGTTGCAACTAGCGTACATCCTGTTGAGTTTATGTTTTTTAAATATTGATTGTATTTGAATCCTGAATTTCCCCAACTATTGAATAATATTTTTGGAACATTTTGAAATGATAATGGAAATACAATATTATATTCTCCAGATGTATCAGTTCCAAAATCTTTCGTTAATTTCAAAGCCAATAATTGAGCATCTTCGTTTGAAAAATAATTCACTCCAGTATAAATCCCAGTTGAAATTGTAAAAAAATTAACATAAAATGTACCACTTAATGGTGTTGAAAAATTTGCAGAAAAAGTTGAACTAGTTTGATTTGTTATAGAATAATTAAAATTTTTGTTAATCATTTCGTTATCTGCTCTTAAAGAAATAAAATTTATTAATTTATCTGGTGTATCTGCATGTGAAAATGGATAAGATATACTTGTTGTAGTTTGATTAGTGAATGTTTTTGTATTATAATAAGATATAGACTTTAACGTTTCTGTTGAATTTTTTCTTCTGAAGTCATGAGTAGCTTTTGGAATAATGTTTGCATAACTTGCAGAAGCATGAGGAATTATAAACACATCAGATGAAAATGAATCTATATCTGGATTATCTGAAATTTTTTCATTCGTTATGTAATTGAAGAAATCATAAGATTCTATATAAAAATTATTTTGTTGTAATTGAATATCTAAAGTTTTTAGTCTATCATCTGTTCTTGTACATGTAAAAATTCCATTATTTAATTTCGTTTGTTTAATATTATATATTAACCATTTTGAAGAATCTGATGGGACTCTTTCTAGAGTTCTAACTGTTAAAACCTCTCCATCTCTTGATGCCCATGGAGTATCTAGAAAATCATTAAATGGATTAACTCCTCCAACAAAATTATCTGGATGTAAATATCTTACAAAAGTTTTAACTCTTGTTACTTTTGAGCCAACTATATCTTTGAGGTCATTAATCTGCATTCGAATATATTTATAAAAAGAATTAAATTCATCATCTAAAAATTGACTTGAAAATTTAACTTTTGGAGTTGGAATTGTTCCATTAGATGTGATATCAAATTGTTCTCCATAAACAGGAAATGGAAAATAATTATTTCCTCTCCATTTAATGATCCCTTTATTTATATTGAATAAATTAAAATCATTATGAATTCTTAATACTCCATTCGTTATAGGACCAGAAGAAATTGGATAAGAAATTGAAGCGGGTCTTATCTCGTTTAAATCTATCTCATAAAGAAAAATTGGAGTTGTTGGTTCAATTTCATGTATGTGAGTATTAATTGCTCTTTGAGCTTCTAAAGCTTTTAAGAAATATTCACTTGGTTGAAGTCTTCTATTCGGTGCTGTCGGTGCTGTCGGTAAAGGTCCAATTCCCATATTATCTCTTTCTTAAGCTCATGCGGAAACTTCTTCAAATTTTGCTTTTATTGAATAGTTTTCTTTGAATGTAAAAGTCGTTTCCCACTCTCTACAAACATATTTTGTTCTATATGTTTGATCACTATATATGTCTCCTGGATTATATGCAAAAGATTCTGATGCTCCTCTTTCTTTTAAGAAATGCAGGATTGCTCTTGCTTCTCTTAATGTCCTTTGATCAAATGTTAATTGAAGAGTTTTTAAATCTGGATTTATAGTTTTTGAAATTCTTTGCTCGTATCCATTTCCAAATCTAATAGTAGTAATCTGTGGTTTATGTTGTATAGAAGAAGCGTAAGAAGGAGTCCAAATAAACTTTGTAATAATTTGATCATTTGATAATCGAATAACTCCTCCCCAATATTCAATTCCAGTTTCTGTTCCTGGTTCGCTTTCAGCAGTTTTAAAATGATCTTTAATACAATACCAAAATCCACCTCTATATTTTACAATATCATTTTTTAAAAAATTATAACCTAAAGTTTTATTTGCCCAAGGAATCATTGCATCATTAATTGATCCAGCGTCTTCCGCTACAAAACTTGTCTTTTTTTGTCCGAGTCCCATATTGCTTATCCTCTATATCTAGAAACAACATCCTCTATATCTTTTAGTCTTATATTTACTTTATCGCCTTTTTTATAATATAGAAGAATTTGAGAAGGATCTATAGATTCAACATTAAATTTATTTATAGCCCAAGAAAATGCAAAATTTAAATTTTCAATTTTAAGATCTTTAAAATTTTGATTTTTATCAGCTAAAAGTTCACAGTAAAATACATTACCTTCTGGTCTATGAAGATAAAATTTTGTAACTAAATCTATATTTACAATCTCTGCGTGAAGATATTCTGGAAATTCTTGTATATCATTAGAGTTGAGTCTTCTTAAAAATACAGCTTTTACTAAATTACCATCAGCATCTCGTTCTATATGATATAAGTCATTATCTATATACCATTTTAACCACTCTTTAAAACAGTGTATTTTACATTCTTCTACATTCTGTGATAATAGAAATGTATATAATTCTTCGTATATTCCTTCCATAAACCTTGCTCCTTTATCCTTTTATATTAATAATTACACTTAAAGCCGTGTAATTCTCATTAAAGGTATAAGGTATGTTATCTAGATTTAGCAGAGAATTCAATAGAATTTATATTAATGATTCTCCTTTAACGGGAGTTCAATCAATTGCTGCTAGTTATGATCTGCCTGTTGAAAATATTAAATATTTAGGCTCAAATAATAATCATTTAAATCGCGTTCCAATCGGTATGTTTGTTGGGGCTTTAAATGTAGAGTCTTTATTTATTAATACTGATCCTTTTATTAAATATACTGGAGAAATTGGGGCTAATTTAAAGATACAATACGATAATAATACATTTGGTATGAATAGCGGATATATGGCTGAATATCAATTTTCATGTGGAGTAGGCACAATACCAACTTTAGCCACAAAATGGAATTTTTATAGTGATTTTGGTAATATCTCTTCCACTAAACTACCATTTGAAATGGATGAAACTAAACTTAATATAGTTAATCCTGGAGATATTGAGCTTAATTTTAATGAATTAGAAACTGAAAAAATCAATAATTTAAGCATAGGTATTAAATCTACCAGATTACCTATTTTTGATGCTACTTCTGTTAAGCCTATAGATGTCAAATTGCAATATCCTGTTATAGTTACTACCAGTTTTTCTATATCTTTGCATGATTATCAAAATAAAAGTTTATTTGATTATCCGCAAAAACAAAATGTTTATAACTTTAATATAAATTTAAAGAAACATAATACATCCACAACAGTAAATTCATTCAATATTACTGATGCTTTACTCGTAAAAGAAGACTACAACACTGATGTAGATGGCAGTACTTTGATGCAATTAACTTACCAAAGTACTATATCAAGATAGTGTGTAATTTTAATAGGTAAAAGGAGCAAGGAAAATGGCCAGAATATATTATGATCAATGCGAAGTAAAGATTAACAATACTGGCGTATTAGCTGTATCTGCTAATTTTAACTCAGATATAACTATGGGTCCAGTTTATACTTTGGGTAAAAGAAGACCATTCAAAAAACAAATAACAACTGGTCCTAGTTCTAGCACTTTTCAAATATCTTATCTAATTAATCCAACTGGAGATCCAGCTTTTAATACTATTAAAGAAATTAAAAGTTTTATT